TAACAACATCTACAATGTCATTTTGTGTTTTTGCTGTAAGTAATTTACCTATATAAAAATCTCTAGTCTTTTGATTTTCACCTAATGTAACCATAATGCCATCAATGTTTTCTATAGTTTCACCTATGTAATTTATTGCAGCAAATCTACTAGGTGCTAAATCAAATAATCTTTTTACTTTTTGTGGTAATGCATTTTTTAACGAACCACCTAAACCAACTACACCTCTAAATGGGTCATCACTCATTTTGCCTAACAAAGCACCTATAGTATTTCTAAGTGGTGCAACATCTATAGATTGACCTGCAAACTTCTTAGCTAATTCATTTGCCATATCTGCAACAACTGATTGTCGCATAGGTAATTTAGTCAATGGTGTTTGTATTGCAGCTTCTGCTATCTCTTGTCCTACAAATGCACCTGTGTATGGTGCAACCATCAAATCAGATAAATCACCATGTTTAAGTAATGACAATACTATTTCACGCATAGATTGTTTGTCTTTCACTTGTGCTAATAAATTTAATACTTTAGGGTCTACCTTTGATAACGTAGGTATGTCTTTAAGTCTTGATACAGAGTTGTTTTCTGTTAATGCATCTACAAACTTATCTCCCCATTTGCTATCCATAATTTGTTCAGCAGTTTTACCAAACGTTAATCTTCTAGCTTCTGCACCTTTTTTTGTAGGAGAAAATGTTTTTAATGCTCTTGTCATAAATGCAGCATCATCTACATACTGTGCTACTTCTGCTTTAGATACAATCTTTCTACCTGCAGTTTTAGCAGCACCACCATAACCTAATAATAAGTTTATAGGGTCTGCACCTAATCTAAATGCACCATCAATAATCGTAGATGCTAGTGCATACTTAATATCACCTTCACGAGAAAACTGTGCAGCTACAACTCTACCTGGTGATATAGGTATTCTTTCACCATACTTTGTTAGATATGTATTTTCATACTCATCTCTTTCAAACTCTTCTGTAATAGGTCTACCATATACCTCTGCTGCAGCTTCATATGCTTCTGTAGGTGTTTTACCTAGTTTTATCTGTTTCACATACACATCAGTTTCTTCTAATGGTAATGAATTAGGTAAAAGACCCACACCTAAGTTAAGTGGTCTACCTGCTTGTACCTCTCCTAAAGCTCTACGAAATTCGTTTTCTCCATATGCTTCTTTTGTTTCTTCGTACTTATCGTTAAACTCTTTGCCTAATGTAGCTTTACGAATATTTTCTGTAAGTTGTTCTCCAGGTACTAATCCTGCTAATGTGTTGCCAACTACAGCACCTGTAAGTGATGTACCTGTTTCTTGTGCAGCAACAATAGATGATTTAAAATTACGTGATATATTTTGAAACGCAGAATCCATAGCTAAGAAAGATAGTTGTGTGCCACGCTTTAATGGATTAACTTGTGTATTTACTTTTGTACGTTGTTTTTTCTCCATAGCTTTTTCTTGTGTTTGTGCAAGTTTTAACATAGCATCATCATCTGCTTGTAATCCTGACAATGCACCATAGACTACTAATCGTTTATCTAATGATGGATATGTTCTAGTAATATCTGTCATTGTCTTAGCTAAGTCAGGTGTAATAGCTCTTTCAAACGCAGCTATCTCTTGTAAGTTTTGTGATGTCTTAGCTGCTAATCCTTCTTTAGCTTGTGAAGGCAGATAAAAATTAGGTCTAAAATCCATTTTAACCTATGTCTATATCAGCTTCTAATAACTCATCCCATATTGGGTCAGGAAAATTACGTTTACCTGCAATTAAAAAATTTCTAATAGTATCTGTTTGTATAGGTGTAGGACCATTATCTCCTAAACCTAGTGGTATTCCTGCAGTAATAGGTTCTGCTACTTTGTTAGTTGGTGCAGCTAAATTCATAGGTGATACAGGCATAGGTGGTCTTGCCATTTGTGGTCCACCACCTTCTTGCATAGGACTTATAGCACCTGCTTGTTCTTCTAACATTGTTGTTTGTCCTGTTGGGTCGCCTTCTTTTCTTGGAGGTGCAACAATGTCAGCAAATGCACCACCTTGTGTTAAGTCAGTTGCTTCTTGTAACTCCTTACTTTTTCTACCTCTGTTATATTTCGCCAAATAAATCATCTCCTAACTTTGGATTATATTCGTACTCAAATGTAAGATTTATAAAAAAATGTGGATGTGGTGTAGGTATTGTAATAAAGTTTTTCATAACAATACTTCCTTCTTCTTCTGTGCCTGTGTATACATCTTCAGACCAATCTTCTTGATTAATCATGTCAAAAAAAGTTTTATTTATATCAGGCAACTGGTCCTCCTTGTGGTGGTCCTTGACCTAATGCACCTAACACTTGTTCTATACCTGGCAATCCACCACCTGGACCTGCAGGTATCTGTGGTCCACCTTGACCAAGTAATGCTAACTCTTCTTCGCTAGGTTCTTCACCTTCTGCTGTATAAAACTTATCTAATATCTCTGACATCTTTTGTGGATTTTTTCTTATCTCTATAGCTGACATTAATGCTTTTTGGTCACCTTGTGCAGCTTGTGACATAAGTGTTTCAAACAATACTAACTCTGCTTTTTCTGCATTTATGCGTTGTTGTATTTTTGTTATGTTGTCTAATCCATCCATGTTTTCTTGTAATGTCTGTGTATCAATAATGCCTTGTTGTTTTAATTGCAACCCTGTAATAATTTTTTGTGGTTCATCAAAACCTGCCATTACGCCATATACTCTTCTTGTTTCATAAACTTCTGATATGTCAGATGATGGTGTATAAGATTCTTTGTAAGATGTTCCTTTATGTCTACCTGCAATAGGTTTACGTTTATTAGGAAACATAACCTCATCATATTCTAATCTTTTAGCATCTATCTCTTGTAATGCTTCTTTAAGAACTGTTTGATATTCTCTTACATGCAGTGATGCAGATTGTCCTAGTTCTTCTAATCCTCTACCAGTAACAAATGCATTAGGGGATTGTCCATCATCCGATACTGGATAAGCTGCACCAAGTCGCAGGTGTCTTTCAAGTCTATCTACTTGTTGAAATAATTGGTATGGTAGATTATTGACTGGCTTAGACACTTGCGAACCAGGTGTTAAATAGTTAACAGCAAATCTGCCTTTTCTATATTTTCCTGACTCTATCTCTCCAACAATGTTTGTTTCTGTAAAGACTGCATCTTCCATAGCAATAGTTCCAAGTATGTTAATTTTTGCCATGTTTGCCATAAGACCTGTAATGTGTTGAAACTGTGATTGCATTTGGTCAAACGCATATCTTTTAGCTACAACAAAACAAGGTCCTGAATTTAATACATTTGGCATAAAATCTATTATCTTTTTGTTTTCAGGTAGAAATACATAAGTTCCTTCTATATTTCTATACTCAACTACAACTTTTCCATGTCCTGTTGAGTTAGCCCATCCACCTGCTCTATCTGTACTATCCATAAGTGCAGAGTATGGATTTTGAAATCCATTATCGTTTTCTTCTTTTTGAAATATGTACTGTTTAGCTTCAGGATATTGTTCTGCCAATATTGTATGTGGCACTCTACGAATTATTGCTAATTCTTTAGGTTGTTGGTCGTTACCAAATATTCCTGGATAACAACTAAATGGGTCTTGTAGTTCAGCATAAGGATATGGGTTACCATCTTTATCTCTTTTATGTCCTATAGTCCATGCAATAAAACCATAACCAGGTAACCATCTTGCAGCTTGTGGTAACTGCATATGTAATTTTTGAAACTTGTCATATGATGTAACAATACGTTCTATCTTTTCTGATTTTTTTCTAGCTCTCTCGCTATCTTTTTCGTTTATAATATCAACTTTTAAATCAGGACTTCTACCTAGTTTTTGTGCAAATCTTTCTAGTGCTGTTAAAAATAAATTAGGTGCAGGTAGTTCGTGATATTCTACATTAACTGAATTACCAAGAAGTGCTTTAACTGCAGCTTCACCACCATTCATAATGTCACGAATCCTAGACCTATCAATCATTTGTTCTTGATTAATTACTCTTAGGTAATCTATTTTTTCGTATAACTTTTCGCTATCTAAAGGCATTTAACTCCAATTATCTAAATCCATACTACTAGGTTCGTACCCCTCAAAGCTAGGATTATAATCGTACCCTAACTCTGCAAAGCGTTCCTTTTGCATTCTTCTTATGGCTCTCATTGGAAACCAACTAGCCATAACTATATCAGTCTTTGTGCCTACGCTCTTGCTTTTATTTTTAGCAGAACTAAAATACACTAACTGACTTGTATATAAGTTTACCTTCTCTTGTGCCTCAAAGCTAAGATATGGCAAAGAAATATTTTGTTCTTGAAACATTGGTCGCATAGCTGTAACACCATACATAGGGTCAAACTTGTTCTTAAATGTTTCGTGTCCTTCTAAAAATATACCATGTCCTGATGCAAACTCCCTAATACTTTTATCTTGTCGTATTGCTTTTTGAAAACCATTTTCTTCTATAACCCAGTGTGACAAGTTATACTTCATCCACCATTCTTTAATAATATCTAATGCTTGTGGAATACCACCACCTAAATTGTTATTCATATCTACCATATGTAATTTATTTTCTATAGGTTCGTATGCCCATAAGAAAGCTGCTTGATAACCTGTAGATGCAGGGTCTAATCCTGCAATAAGTCTTGTGCCATGTGGTATATGTCCTATGTCACGTTTTTGGTCACGACAAGTTTCTATCTCTACTCTATCAAACAATGCAAGTCCATCAGGCATAGCAACGTTTAGATAAACCATTTCGTATATAGCTCTACCACCTGTAGTCTCTGCTGCACGTTTTCTATCCATCAACCATTTGTATGTACGTTTACCTGACCACAACATACAATCTACATGTTCATCTTCGTTCCAATCAGGTAAGTTACAAGCTGTATCGTGTGCTTCTTCTACTGTTGTAGTCCAAGATTCGTTATCTAGTAGGTGTGAATATAAATCATCATAATGTTGCCTAGAACCAATAACTACCATAGCTGTGTGTTCCTCTTTACGACTAGACAATGTTGTTGTCCACCAACTTCTTGTATTTTCTCTTGATGATGGTTGCATAGTAGAGTTGTGGTCCTCAATGTCATCAGCAATAATTATGTCACAGTCACGAGAAAGTATCTTACCACCACGACCAATGCCAACCATTGTCGGTGACTTAATACCTGTAACTGTTCTAGTGCCTACAGTAAAACCATTTTGTGACCAAGACTTACCTGTACGTGATGTAGGTTTAAATTTTGCACCAGGTCCACATATCTCTTCTATAAGTAATTCGTTACTTTCTAGTTGGTCAAGTACAGAACCTATTGCATTTTTTGCAATCTCTTCGTTACCACCAACCCACAAGATACGTATGTTAGGATTTTTACAAATAAGCCACACAGCAAAATGTATTAACAAATCTGTTTTGCCATGTCTAGGTGGTGACAATATCATGTGCTGTCCACCATTGTCTATAGCATCCATAATTTGTTCTATCCACTGTTTATGAAATTCAGGTGTTTCGTATGCTATACCTTGTTCTGTCTGAAAATATCTTTGTCTAAAATCATCAAAATCTACTAATGTTTTTTCTGCTACTTGTGGTAATGACCACTCATCTTGTTCTGCTTTTGTTTTTAAATCTTCTACATATGCAGAGTACGCCATAGATACTGCACCTTGTGTTGTGCCTAATACTTCTGCTACTTCTGTTATTGTAATTTTTTCTGTGTATATATCTGCAGCTAAACCTGATTCTACAATGTCGTTATAGACTTGACCTCTACGTGACTGTACATTAGTTTTTTTACTAGGTATTTCAAGTACATCATCTTCTTGTGACCACTCTTTACCTGCTTTTCTAGCACGTTTTTTCTGCATATTAATTCTGTTGTAACAACGTTTACTACAGTATTTTTTTGCTTTAGGTGGAAGTGGTCTATGACAACCTGCTGCGTAACAAAGTTTTTTATCTGTTGTAGCCATTACACTCTTTGTTTTTGCACTTCATTTCATCCTTTGGTTTTAATACCACCCCACACTTAGGACATGGTATATCTATCAAAACTATTTTTTCTTTTTACGTTTAGCTTTATTTTTTTTGCTATTAGGAAAACCTTTTTGCATTTCTCTATATGCTTTAGCACTAATAGTAGAATTTTTCTTTGACCTACTTGTTCCTGCTTTTTTCCTTTTATTAATATTTTCGTATAAACTCATAATTCATTCCCAGGTTCGCCTTTGCTAATCCTAGAAGGACTATCTAACTTAACTGACTTACCTTGATACTCTGCCATTACATCTTCTTAGATTTTTTCTTACCACCCTTTTTGGCGTAAGATTTCTTTTTACCATATTTGCTTATTGGCATAATAACTCCTGTTGTTGCTTATTAATTACTATACCACAAAACCCTGCCGAAGCAGGGTTCTGCACGTACAGTTGTCCAAACTGTTCTAAGTATTGTGGGCAGTGGTTTCCTCAATTAAAGGTCCTCGCACCCACACTACTTTATGAAAGAAAATGAAATTACACAAATCACCTGACTACAAAGTCTTATATGATTAAGCATTCTTTCTTTTCTATTTGTGTATCCCTACACAATACCTAAGACTTTCTTAGGTATGTGTAGTATAGCTGTTCCCCCCCATAACTAGCTGTGTGAAAAAATTTTTTTTGTATTTAAGTGTTGTCTAAACAGCAAACCCTCTATTGCTAGAGGGATGTTGCTGTCAATCAGAAAGGAGGGCTAATGAATAAAGAAATCATAAAACCCAATATCACTATATCACAT